CATACCTATCAAGGTGGCACTTCAATTGCTTACCACCTATCATTAGGCATCCCCTCTGATAGACTTCCCATATTAATCGGTATGGACTTTTTACATCCCCTATGGTGCTTTACCTAACTTGTAGCGATAGCCTATTGGTCTATCCAAGCCCACTTGGTTGTCGGCAGTGGTTTCCGTCAAGTTGATTCGATACTTGCAAACGCCAATTGAATTATTGCTCTAATACACTTAGGTAGGCAATGCTACTGCTATGTATCGTGACTAAGACTTACCTCCCT